GCGGCGAGTATTGTAGAGTTGGAAGTACAACCATCTGTATTTGATTAAATGGCTAATTCAGCAAAAGACAAAGGTATCCTTAACAGGAAAGTATTCTTAGAATCGTTAGAGAATAACGGAAATGTAGCTGATGCTCTGATAGCTACAGGTGTTACACGTTCAGCTTACGAAAAGTGGAGACAACGATTCCCTGACTTTGCGGCAAAAGCTGATGCGATACGACTCAACTTTTCTACTGAGAAACCTGAAACTGATGTTCCTTCATTTGAACATTTCAGAAGTGAATACTTCGGGCATATGTCTCCTTGGTTTCATATAAGAGCTATAGATGCATACGAAAACACTCCATCAGGAAACATTACGCTTATTCTATGGCCTCCTGAACACGGTAAAACTACTTTAGCTGAAGACTATTTCTGTTATAAATTAGCTATTAATCCTGAGTTTCGTATCACTGTAGGTTCAGAAGGACAGGATATGGCTAGGAAAATACTTGGTCGTATCCGTACACGTATGGAACCGACTGGTCCATTCCCATTATATGTAGCTAAATACGGTCCTTTTGTTCCTCAAAATGAATCAGGTAGGAAAACTGCACAGGCATGGGGAGCAGATTATTTCAATATATTTAAAAAGTCGAAACACGATGAACGTGACTATTCGATGGTTTCTTTAGGATGGAGATCGAAGATCGCTGGTACACGTACCGACCATCTACATATTGATGATATCCAGTCTCGTGTATCATTGAACTTAACGGAACAGATGTTCGAGATCTTCCGACAGGACTGGTTGACTCGTCCGGGAGAAAATGGTCGAACGAGTATTAACGGCACTCGTGTAGGTGAAGACGATTTCTATGAACGTGTAATGACTGAGATAGATGAAGATATTCTTAGAGTTATCCGTTTCCCTGCGATAATAGAAAATGCAGAAGGTGAACCTGAACCTTTGTGGCCTGAGATGTTTTCTATGGAAGCTCTTGACAGGATTCGTCGTAAGGTTGGTGAAGAGGCATGGTCACGTAACTACATGCAGGAACCTACAAGTTCTTTAGCGGCGACGTTTAACGACGAGTCTATTAAGAAATGTTTGAATCCTTTACGGTCCACATTGCATGACCCTCCTAAAGATTGCACAGTCTATATTGGTCTTGATCCTGCTTTGGGTGGCAATAACTGTGTAATGGCGGCAACTCCACATGAAGGTAAGTTGAAGATACTTTTCCTTCGGGAGGATGCTGGTTTAACAAGAAATGAACAGATACTTCAGGTAGTGGAGGAAGCGATTTTACGCTGTCAGAAGAATGGTGCAACTGTATCTGATGTGGTTATTGAAGCGATGGTGTTCCAAAAAGGATTATCTCGTGATGAACGTCTTATAGAAATGACTGAACGATATGGGTTTAGAGTGAGGGAACATCTGACAGGAGTGAACAAATATGATGAAACTATTGGTATTCCTTCTATGGCATTATCGTTTATGCGAGGGGAGATAGATATACCTTATGCTGAAGATGCTCCTACTAGGCATCAAGCTGATGAACTTATAAGACAGCTTAAATCATGGCGACCATTAGTAAGAGGTACAAGACTTAGGCAAGATAGGGTGATGGCGTTGTGGTTTATATGGATTCTTTGGAGACAAAGGAAGCAAGCTTTTGACGTAGACTCTTCACAATTTAACTTTAAGGCACTACCTTATAATAAGACACGTTCTAAAATCGGAGCTTATTAGTGGCGTATACTTTTGAAGAAATAGTCGGTATAATCCGACAGAGACAGGATATACAATCACCTTTGTTATCAAAGATGATTGAAATTAAAGAAAGGTATAACGGTGAGTATGTTATACCTCTTCCTTCTATGGATGAAGAACCTGTTCTTCCTCCATTAACTCCTGCTTTAATATCTGAGAATATTGATGCTATAGCTCAAAGAGCGGCATCAGTAACCCCATATATAGGTTGCCCTGCTATTGATCCTAGCAAAGAACGTGGTAAAAGATCTAGACAGTATGCTGATATTCGTAAACGTGCGCTTGCCGCCACTTGGTATCAGAACAAATATAAGTTAAAAATGCGTCGCGCTTACCGTCATCTCGCAGGATACGCTACGACTGCTCTTGTAGTAAACCCTGATTTTGAAAACGGTATGCCTAAAATAGAGGTTCGTGATCCACTTGGTGTTTATCCTGAACCTCAAGCCGCTGAGAATTATGACGTTCCACGCAACTGTGCTTTCGTGTATGGCAAATCAGGTGACTGGTTAAGAGCTAACTATCCTGCCGCACGACAAGAAAATGGCGGTCCAGTAGCATCCGACGATAATGCACGACAAGAACTATGGGATGTTTGCGAATGGATAGATGAACAAGACATCGTTATAGGAATAATGGGACCACGCTACAATCATTTCAACCAGACGTACCCTTATCACAGCACACAATTAGAGTTATCAAGATATGTGAATCTTGCTGGTATGCCTTGTGTCATAACTCCGGGGCGTGTGACGTTAGATAAAATTTCTTCTTCAGTATCGAACATCGTAGGGATGGTCGATCTTATGGCAAAACTAATGGCACTAGAATTGATAGCTCAAGAGAAAGCGATTTTCCCTGATCGCTACATTATCGGACGTTCAGGACAGGTGCCGATGATTGTAGGAGGTGAATGGAAAGATGGCAGGGAAGGCGAGGTCAATGTTCTCCTCGACGCGGAAGGGATCGGAGAGCTTAGAGGATCACCTGACCAGAATACGAACATCGCAATCGATAGACTCGAACGCAATGCCCGCGTATCGACAGGTACGGTCCCACAAATCGGAGGGGAAAGTTACGGTGCTTTACGCACTGGTAGGGGGATTGACGCTCTCATGGGCGCTTCTCTTGATCCACGTATACAGGAGCTTCAAGAGATCATGGAAGGACATCTTCCCCATCTCAATGAATGCTTATTCGCTACCTATAAAGGATATTGGGGGGGCAAAACAATATCTACATTCACTGGTTATGCAGGCGACTTTGGACAGGTTGAGTTCACGCCTGACGAGCATTTTGAGACGTTCGATAACGTAGTCTCTCATTCTGTTCCGGGGGCAGATGTTCAAGGTACGACTATTCAGCTTGGACAGTTATTGCAGATGAAGGGTATTAGTCTTTCTACTTTCAGGACAAAGCATCCGTTTATTGAAGATCCTGAAGCTGAAGGTAGAAGAGTAGACGAAGAACAATTAGAGGAAGCTGTTTTGGCTAGCATTCAACAGCAAGCTGTTCAAGGGGCATTACCTATCGTTTATATAGCTAAGATAGAGAAGTTTCGTAAAAAAGGATTTGATATTTTTGAAGCTGTCGAAAAAGCTGACGAAGAGATTCGTAAAGAACAAGCGGCGATGGCTCCCCCTCCAGAAGAAGGACAAGTAATATCTCCTGAAGAAGCGATGGGATTAGCTGGTCCACCTCAAGCTTTACCTCCTGAAGCGATGGCAGAGACGGGTGCTACACAGCAACAAGGTTCACCACAAGCGGCGATGGCTCAGATGCAACAAGCGTTAATGGCAGGTGGATAATGGCTAGAACGGCACCTAAACCAGATATGGCTGGTGGCGCACAGCCAGCTAAAACTGATCCTAATGTAGTTTATGGACAGGGTGGAGCAAATGTTGAAGCGCAGAATAAGATTCCTTTACCAGATAATAGAGGTATACCAAGAACTGTAGGTGGTACTGCTCAACAAGGTCAGGTTACTCAACCACCTCCTAATGCTTTAGAAGCGGCGGCGGCATATAAACCAGATGTCATGCCTATGAACGCTCCTGACGATCAACCGGATTTAGATGTAACTGCTGGCTTGTTGCGTAATTCGATGCGTCCAGAAGAAATCGAAAGTAGAAGAAACCGAGTCGTTGTAGCTGAATTAGTTTCCCGTATGGCGGCTATATCAGGAGATCCTTATCTTATTAATGCGGCAGAACGGCATCAAGCAATCTCTAGAGGTTTATAGTGGTTGAAAAACTAGGAGGATTAAGTCCGGGGCGAGGTTCTAGTGGTCGTGTAAGTACACGCAATTACGGTCAGAATAATAAATACTCTCAAGCACAGTCTTTAGAAGATGAACGTATGGCTATGCGTTGGCGAATGCTTGAGCTTACAGGGTTGCAGGGATTTAGCGATCAGTATCATACGATAGGTCTTGATTTAGTTCAAAGTCCTATGGATGACCAACAGATTCAGAATGCTTTAGCGTCGGCTCTTGAAATGGAAGCTATTCCTAAAATGGTTAAACATATGAAAAGTTTGACTGATGAAGGTCAAGACGCGATGTATATGAGTTTAGCTCCTGCTACGCAAAAATTATTAACTACAAACGGTTATAAAGCACCGCATCAGAAATCAGATAATGATTGGTGGAATCCATTTGACTGGGATGATTATGCTTCAAAGTTAGTTAAACCTCTTAGTATTCCATTGCAAGCAGTTATGGCTCCGTTTAGGTATGGAGTAGCTCCTGCTGTTCGGAATACGTGGGAAATGTTTGAAAGGAGTATGCGTTTAGGTTTACGAACTATGCGTACTTTAGCTATTCAGTATGAGGATAATTTAAGTAAAACTGGTGGCGGTTTAGGCGGTCATGTGCAATCATCACAACTGAATATATTTACTAACTTTGCAGAAAATTGGAAAAATGCAGAATACGAAAGATCTTCTTTTACAAATGCTTCACGAGAAAAAGCGCATGATTTATTAGACGACGAAGATTATGAAATTCTTGTAGGCACTATTCGTAATGAAGGTAATTTTACAAAAGCCGCGATTGACTATTTTAAAGAAGTAGCAAAAGCAGAAGGCAACCCAGATCCAGAAGGTGATGGTGTTAGACGTTTTCATGATTGGATAGATAAAGGATCTGTTAATAGCAGAGAATGGACAACAGCGGCAGAAGCATTACAGCGTGGAAGTGTTGAAGCTGGAGCTATGTCAGTTCGTCAGTATGACAGAACGCTGAATACTTTACATTTAAATGGTTTAAATAATATTCATATGCCTTTAACTGGATGGAATATTGGAAATATGGGACGCACAGGTGCGGCTGTAGGTGGCACATTATTTGCGGCGATTGCTTTTGATCCTGTTACTTGGGGAACGTTTGGTTATGGTGCAGTTATTAGAGGAGCAAGGATAGGTTTAACTGCTCGTGGTGCCGCGCAACACGCAGTTAAGATACGTTCTTTATATGAGATGTCTTCTTCTTATAGGGCTATAAGACTTTTAAATAAAAGCGATCAGACCCGTGAGAATGCTAAAGAAATTATTGCTGGGCTTAGAACAGTTAAAGGACAGAAAACTCCTGAACAGTTATTAAAAACTAAAGGTAGATGGCAAGGAGTTTTCAAACCGAAGAATTTACAAAAAGAACGTAATGCTTATGTAGCTGATTTTGAACCTAACTGGTTAGGCAAGATGCCTTTTTATTTGAAAAAACAACTTAGATATGTTGAAGATAATATTCAAATGATTATGGATCATTTCGCCGCGCATGATCTGTGGGTTAAAACTAATCATTTATATAATTTGAATGGAAGTAAAAATATTCATTCGATTGATCCTTTAGTTGATTTAGTTAATAAGCAACCGAAACTTGCAGGACTTTTACCTGACCTGAAGCGTTACCATAACGCGATGAAACATTCAGGTATGACTGTTAATGATTATGATTTGATGCCTGCTGGTTTAAAGATACCAGCAGAAGCACCACTCCTTAAAGTTAAACAACCCGGATTAGATGAATGGGATGGTGTTTGGGCTTATCTTCAAAGCGAAAATGGTATTCGTGCTTTGTCAGCTACACCATTTGGTAGAGCAGGATTAGCAGGTAGGTCGGATAAATTCTTTTTCCCACGACTTACTAGAGCATCAAAATTGCGGATACATATGCGTAAAGGAATGGATACTTTCTTAGAAAGTGCTTCTTATAGAATGCAAGAGATACAACCAGTAGCTTACGCACAATCTGTTAATACTTTTAGGACAACACGACAAGTTGGTCTTGTTAATAATCTTTATAGACGAATACACACAAAGAGAGATTTTACATTTGAAGATCTTGATTCTGTTAAAAAATTAACTCAAAACGATTTGTTAGATATTTTAGAAAGCACATCTTCTAATGTTGGTCATATAACAGAAACTTCTCGTAAAGGACCAACATTTGATGAAACAGCACGAATACTAACTCAATACAATTTAAACTCAGCAGATTTACAAACTCTTAAAGATGTGTTTTTACGAGATGTAGATTTAATGACTGAACAAATTTATATTGCATATCAAAATTTGAAAAATGGTGTCGATCCAAAAGGATTAGATCCTGACATAGTTAGTCTCGTTAGAGATGATTTACCACAATTCTCTGATTTCTTTACTGTTCACACTGATAGATTCGGTGTTGTTAAGTTTGAAAATGGTAGAGCGCAGTTCCCTAGAACAAGGGGCTTTATGCGTGGCGCTCGTCAAATGACACAGAATCGTAAAAGTGCTATTGAAGCAAACGCAGGTAGCGCAAATGCTTCTAATCCATTACCTACTTTAATTGAGAATATAGCTTCAAAGACATGGGATGAAATAGCTGATGAAGGAATAGCTTTAGCAGGAGCTAATACTCCTAGATTCCGAATGTTACAAAATGCTGGTTATGCGACACCAGCACAATTATTAGATGCTATTGAAAGCAAAGGATACCGATCTGTTGTTTCAATTTTAAATAAACAATCAGCGGCTAATAGGGGCAGGAAAATAAAAATTGCTGATCTTAAAAGCTTTGTAAAAAATCAACTAGGAATAATTGTAAAAGAACGACAGTATTACACACCTCTTGGTTCATTGACAGATAAAGGTTTAGAAGTTGCTTATTCTTTGCTTTATCATCCTATGAGATTGATGGACAAATTAACAAAGATTGCTCCACGTAAAGGACATATTGATGTTGAGGATATTCATGCTATTCGAGATTTTAAATCATTGCTTGATATGGGTATCAAAGCAGACATGGATAGAAAAGTATTAGATACATATCTTTCTATATTTCTTAATGGAACACCTGCACAAAAATGGGATGTTCAAAGCCATTTCTTAATGGATTTCCTTGGAAGAACTGGAGCCTTAGTATACGGTGGCGCTGGAATAGAAAAATGGATGTCACGTTTCATACGTCAAGGCGCACACCATTATTCAAACTTTGGACAAGATTTGATTACTTCAAGTGTAGGTAGAAGTCATAGAGCTATAGTTCCGGGTGGTGCAGTAGAAGCACAAGTATCGAATTTAAATGTTATTCCAAGTTGGCGTGAACTAGGTGAAGCCGCACGGTTTATGAACATGATGAGTTTCCTAAGTTATGGCGGCACAAAAGGTAAATTCGGACCAGCAATTTGGGACAGAGTTATTTCTCGATACTGGCGACCACTTGTACTTATGCGATTAGGTGTTGGTGTTAGAAACGCGGCAGATGAAGGTTTGCAATTTATTTTGCGTGAAGGTCCATCAGCGTGGGCTAGTTCTAAATTAGCTAAACATTCTTTAAATAGAGCTAAAGTTTACGGTCCTTGGGGCGAATTGATGACACAGCCTGTTAGCCCAGAAACGCGAAGAATGCTTCTTATGCGACCTATTAATAGATCATATCGTTTTGCCTTAGAAGCTTTTGGAATTGGTGACGCTTCCATTACTAAACGTGCGGCTATGGAAGCTGAAAAAAAGATCGGTCATGTGTGGGGAATGATGGAAGCCGATGACATAATGACAGCAATTAAAAATATAAGAATGCAAATTATTAGAGGTGAGTATTTAGCAGAAGGCTCACAAAGGGTATTTGCTTTAAATGCTCGCGGAAGATTAAACAGTTTGCTTGGAACTAATTCAAGACATTTAGATGATCCTAAACGATTTCAATGGGGAGGTTTGTTAGGAATTCTTGAAGCCACTTCAAATCGTTTATCACGCGGATTGCATCGTGTAACTCCTGAAATTCTTTCTAAACCAAAATTAGCGAAGGGTGCTTTAAAAGCTATAAAGTCAGATTCGGATAGATTACTTGTTGCAGTAGAAAGACAGTTTTTAAATCCTATAGTTATGAATGCCGCTTACGAAGGACTGTTCGGAGCGTATCGTGCATATTACGGACAGAATCATTTATCTGCTATTGACGAGATGTTGCAACTTAACAGTAGAGGTATTGGTAGTACACGCGGATTATTGCCGTATATTAAATTACAAAATAATAGTAAATGGGATGTCGTAACAGATGTCTCTCACGAAGGTTTATCAAGACAAGATGCTTTAGGGCAAAGTCTTATGGTTTATAAAAATGATCCTTCTATGCAAGCGATAGGTTTTCAGTTATCACATTTTGTTGATGAAGATGTTTTAGCTAACACAGATCGTCTAGTCCGAGGAGAATCAGGTCAGTCATTATTATATGAACTTGGTGTTGATGCTGGATATGAAACAGCGCAAGTCACTCAATTAAGTACACAAGATCCTGTTTTAACTGCGCGTATTGCTTATGACATGATTGAAAAAATACCTAACGTTAAAAGAACATTTCGGACTTATTACAAAAAAGTTGCTGAAAGAGGTTTAAGTGGTTATTCAAAAGAAGCTGAAATAATCATTCCGGGAATTAACATGGTTAGAGGCGTAGCTAAACCTATGACAATTAAAAGAGCCGAGACTCTGATACCTCAAAAACTTGCACGAGAGGGACGTCCTCTCGAAGCAAAATTTTTGCATCAGACATTAAAGCTTTTAGATAGATCAGATAATGCTACATATCACCCAGATACTTTTGCTTTTCTTATAGGCAATAATAAGAGTTCAACTAATTTCACTAGCTCAATGACTGATGTTAGTAAGCAAGCGTATAGTGATGCAGTTGACCATTTAGCTGGGACTGTGCAGGGAGAGCAAAGTTTAGAAGCTCTTGTGCGTACAGGTGGAATGGATCCAATAGTCGCTAAAACTGTTGATCCTGTGTTACCTGACGAAATAGGAGTCTACTTCCCTCATGTTACTGGAGACACAGCCGCATTATTAACATGGATGTTTGAAGAAAGTAATACACCTATCGGTAAACAAATGTTCAATAAATTAGATGAAGCTTTGTCTACAGAACTTGGTTACGAAGAAGCTATGAAAGTAATGCATTTGCTTGATCCAATGAATAGACCGATGGGTTCTATTAGACCGACTCAATGGTTGTCATTACATATGGAACGCGCAGGCGAAATAGTAAATCGTGCTACACGTATGCAAGGTTCTAATACTCCTCAGAAATTTGCGAAAGAATTTACAGCATTATTTACTGAACCACAATTAATGGATTATCAAGGTAAAAAAGTTCCATTGCTTGCAGGTTCGCATGATCTTCCTGCAATGAAAGGTGTAATGAAAGCGTTACACACATGGAGAAAATGGTTAGATGATACAGATATTATTCCTCCTCAAGTAACACCAATAGCCGATCCTAAAGCAAAATTAGTTGGAGAAGAATTTGTAGGAACACTTGTTCGTAGAAAAGTAAGTAGAGCAGAACATCAAGCAGAACCCGGATTTGGGAGGTATTACGGTTCTACAAGCGGTCATGCGTTTATGCGTCCTGATGGAACAATGGGTTATGAAGAGAATCCGGTAACAGTTCTTCTAGTTGGAGATAGATGGGGTGACGCTAATAGTGTCCCAACTGGTTGGGTTCAGAAAGTAGATGATGGTATCCCTATCCCTAATGAATGGGAACCTTCTGCAAATAATAAATTTATGAAAACTACGTTAGATAAACGTGAGTGGATTGAAGAAGAAATAAGTAATCTTGCTCGCGCTTTGTTCTCTCTACCTAAAGGTTCAAGAGTTCGTTATGCGGCACCTTCTGGTAAATCTGCTGGGTCTTCTTATGATGTGTTTGGGAAAGTAGTTGATAAAGCTTTTAATACTGTTAAAGATAAAGCAGGAGCTACTGTAAGAGATTTAGAATTAGCTATTTGGCAAAATTTAGGTGACTTTCCTGAAGGTTTACATGGTATAGAAGAAGCTGTTGTTGATGTATTGAAGAAAGCAGATGATGGATCTTTCTTAAGAAAAGAACCATTTGGTAGCCATCCTTTAAGTAATCAACCTAGAGTACGTCCTTCTAAAATCGCAAAAGCTTCTGATACATATCCAATGGACAGAAAAAATGGTAGAGCATTTAAACTACTAAATCGTGAATTGCGACATCTTAGTAACGAAGATTTAGCTACAGGTATTATTGAGTTAGAACTTAGAACTCAAGGAGCGACACAGAAATATCTTCCAATTAAAGGATTTAATTCTAATCAAATTATTAGAGATTTAAAAAATGTTTTAGCTAATCGTCCTGCTGGGTATAAGACTTTAAGTCCTTTAGATGAAGCACCTGCTTATCTTGATGATGCTTGGAAGAATCCTAATACTGGTGACATTCTTGTAGAAAGTATGCCAGATGAAACACTTTTAAGTATTTTGATGTATGGAAGTGGTGCATTCGAATCGAAGATGTATACCTATAAATTGCTTGGTATTAAAAAATCTAACCGTTCAAAGATGTTTGATTACTTTGATGAAATGGCTGAAGAACTTTATATGCGAGGATACAACGTTTACGAAGAAAGTCCTCGTTCTATGTGGTATAAGTACATGGCTAATCGTGATTCTGGGTTAGAGCTTCCTCACGAAGTATCACCGCACGTTCGTGGTTTTGTAGACAGATCGCAAACTTCTTTATTTGATGCTCAAGATATGCCTGACGGTATTCGTTACAAAGGACCACGCGGATCTGTAAGTAAGAAGCAGAAGAAAGTAGAACTTGAGGGACAGTTAGATGATATTCGTGAGCAGATAGAAATTGCTGAAGAGGAACGCGACATGTTCCGAATCTTGCTTGAAGGAACCGTTGATGAACGTCCTTCGCCTCTTGAACCAGATTGGGATGATGTTCAATTAGAAGCGTTAGATCAGATTCGAATAGAAGGATACGATATTGAAATAGAGGCTTTACGTGAAGCTGAAAATAATCTTAAATTAGAATTAGATGATTTGTTTAAAACACGTAGAACTTACACCAGTTTTAAACCTGAAACATTTAAAGACGATATTGAATTATTAGGCAAATCAGGGACTAGAGATTTCATTGAAGATACACGAACAAAACTATTTGCCCAAGAAAGAGCGACACTTAATGAAGAAATAGCTTTACTTAAAAAAGAACTTAATGAAGCTAATAGAGGTGCAAGATACGCAGACTCATCGCCTGAATATGCTGAAATGCTAGACTCACATTTTGATGCACTTGAAGATTATCTTGGTGAACAGCTTCAAAAAAATAAATCTGCAATGGAAAAAATGCATGACATTGGGTACACAGATGAAGTGGAAGATGCTGACTTTTTAGATTGGGCAATCTATCATGCAAAAACTTCTATTAATGAAAAAGATCATATTGAAGAACCTTGGAGTGCTTTAGCTCAATCTATTACTGAAGAAGAACCATATGATTGGAGAGCTTTCAGCGAAGCTCGTGGTTACACAGAAGAACAAATGGCTGAGTTTGAAAAGTATTTGGAAGTAAGTGAAGAGATGCAACGTAGCGGTTGGGATCCAGATGATCTTCAAACTGTTGCATTCGATATGCAGAACGATTTAGATTTTAGAGATGAAATAGCTAGTTTAACTCCTACACATGCTTTGTTAGAGCATTTAGAGGAAACAAAGGTTCGTTACTATACACCAGAGCAGATACACGATCTTGAAAATAAAATACTTGATGCACAAAAAAGATTAAGTTTAGAAGGAACTACGCCTAAACGTGACTTTATAGGAACTATAGGCGGCACTAAAGGAAGCACAGGTTTACGCAGAATATGGCCTGAATACCCAGAAGAGATGCTTGTACCTGATTTAGATTTAATCGCTGAACCTTTTGCACCTGTCGAAGAAATATTTCCTAACGCATTAAGGTATGACGAAGGCGCTCATCAAATTCCTGAAGCAGACAAACTTGATGTAGCTGATGTGTATGATACTTGGAAAGGTAACTTCGAGCCTTTATATTTCGGCGAGTCAATGCCTACTGGATATCGAGGTGGCAGGATAAGACCTTGGAATCGTCGAGGTGATGAACGTAAAGGTACAGCAGGGAAAGATTTCGTTCGTGATCCTGATGCTCCTGTACCTCCAGTAAGTAGAACTGTAGGCGGTGGAGAAGGATTCCGTGGTGGCAAAAAAGGGCAAAAGAGACAATCTGGTAGATTCCCTCTTCGTCAGGAAATAGACCCTGAGTCAGGTTTATCTTTCCCTCTTAAAGCAAGAAAAGTAGAAGAAGTTTTAGATCCTGAAGACGCTAAGAATCTACGCAAAGAAGACATACTTGATATAGGTGGTATCCGAGAGTCAGAATGGAAAGGTCCACGTTGGTCTAAGACTAGAAGGAAGCGTAGACCAGCGGCTCGCGGTGGTTTAAAACGCACAGATTACGAAAAAGATTATGATGAGTTAGGACCAGTAGGCGCAAATTGGTCACCAACAGAAGGTCGTGCTATTCCTAATGATGATCCTGTTGAAATGATTGATGGCAGTCAGGTTCGAGCATTTAGAAATAATCAAGCTGGAATGATGATTTTTAATAATGAAGTTGATGGTGTTCTTCCATTTTATAGAAATCAAACACGTTTAGATGTGGCTCCGTCTAGAACAGATTCCCCTAAAGAATGGGCAAAACTTCCGGGTTGGTTACAAGGATTAGATACACGCGCTAGGAAAAAAGGTATCCCTGTTTCATGGCAAGCTAGAGCAGGTAAACCTTCTGCTGTAAAAAATATTGTTAGTCAGCGTTTACATAAATCTTACCCAGATCATATGTCCGATGCATCTATTTGGATTCCTAGAGTCATAACTGAAAAAGGTAATAATTCACCTCAGATCTACGGTTTTTCTGCTGGTGATGTTGGAGGGTTAGATGAAGCTGATAAGTTTTTAAGTCTTCATCCAGCAGATTTAGTTGGGGATCAAATAGAAGTAATGGGTCATGTTGATGAGTTGCCTACTACTAATTTGTATATGAATAGTAAAAGCGAGTATTTATGGTTAAGAGAAGGACAAGAAAAAATGCATCCTTCTTTTCAAGATGATACTAATATAATCAAAATTCCTAATAAGAAAACAAAAGCTTCTGGTATTAAGAATTCTTTATCTAATTATTATGAGCATGATAAAGGATTTTTCTTTAGAGAAAGATTGTTTAATACAGCAGAAGGGGCTTATCAAGCGTTTAAAACAGGAACTTATCGAAGTGGTTTTGAGAGATTAACTGGTAACCAAGCAAGATCAAGAGGGTTAGCTTTTGCTGATTTACCTATGGGAACAACAATTAAATCAGAGTTAGCTGTAACAGGTGGAGGTAGGGCAGGTTCTTTACCGATGCATCCAGATATAAAAAAGAAATTTAAAAACGATAGAATGGATGCAATTTTATCAGGTGTAATAACTGGTCATACTGCTGGATTTAGAACAGCTAATAAAATAAAAGAAGGCGATCTCATTAAATTATATGGCAAAGGTAAGAAACAAATCTTTGTCAAGGTTGAATCAATTATTCCTACAAGTCAGATGGATCCTAGCGATTGGGCGAAAATAGAAGGTGTTGATGAGCAAGCGGCAAGAGTAAATTGGAAACGAGATAACATTAAAGACAAGTCTTTGAATCTCAGCAAAGGACAAGCTCAAATAAAATTTAAAGTTGTTAGCGTACCGAAAAACTATCCTTTATCTAAGGGTAAAACTGGTGAACTTGCTGGTAAAACTACACCTGAATTTTATACAGGACTTGATTTAGTTATAGGTGGTGGTCAGATTGGTATAGATCAAGCAGGGTTACGTGCGGCTCGTGCTATGAATATTAAAACTGGCGGTAAAGCACCTAAAGGTTGGAGAGTATGGGATCGAGCGACTGATGGTCCTTCTTCTGATCCTCAAACTTTAAAAGATTTTGGTCTTAAAGAATCTGGATCTTCTAAATGGGAAATAAGAACTGAAGAGAATGTTATGGGTTCACAAGCAACACTTATTTGGGATCCTAGAGTGAATCCTAGAGTTGGAAAGAAAGAAAGTCAGTTAACTGGTGGAACTAAATTAACATTAGACTTTGCTAAAAGGCATAAAAGACCTTACATTATTAATCCAAATCGTGATGAATTAGTTAATTTCTTAGAAGAAAAAAGAATTAAAGCATTAAATATTGCAGGTCCACGTTTACGATCAGGACAATTTGCTAATCCTTTAAGAGAAGAAGAAGAGTTTGAAGAACTTCTTAGGAGTGTTTTCAGAACATTACGTGACAGAAACAAAAAACAAGTTGGTGATTCTGTAAGTGATAGAGAGTTAATCAAAGAAATTCTTGAAGCAAGATGGGATCAAGTTCCTGATTTCAGAAGAGCAATTCAAAATGCTGGCGAGTTTGTATTTGAATCAGAGAATGATTGGTGGCGAGAAGTTTATCCTCAGTTATTAACAGATCTTAGAAATGAAAAGATTTTAGATAAAGAATTCCTTAAAGTAGATACTCAAATTAATGGACCTGTTGACAAATTAAATATGGCTGAACATCAAGCTAAAGTTTTACAAGTTGAAGCAGTGCGTATGATGTCTGCTAAAAATGATAAAGGTGCATCAAGAGGTAATTATGTAGGTTTATTAGAAATGCAAGATGATATGCCTATTGACAATATGTCAACTAGGTTGAATTTATGGGGTAATAAAAACATTCTACCTGAACGAATGTTAGCTAGAATTCCAGTCGATGCTCCACCTACTGCTGATGAAAGATTCCAAATGGTATTACGTGGATTCTTTGATGGTGCTGTTCAACCAATAATCGCGGCTATGGCTCGTGAACCTATGTTCACACATTACTTTGCTGAAGCTTTGGATCTAACTAAAGGGATTAGGTATTTTTACAACCATGAACCGAATGCTTTCAGGTTCCTGCGTAAACGTATAGATGAGGTGCCTGAACCTGTTCAATATCAACGTATAAGTCCTGAAGGTGACATGACTGAGATTGAACAAATAAAACTAGGGATACGTCATGGTGTAGATGAAACAGGAGTTGAACAAACAAGTATTCCTGAGTTGGATGAATTCATTACTCTTATGCGTCCCCAAGCTGAAGGTGTTTTGCAAGGAACTCCTGCTGGTCAAGTAGCTCAATTATTAGATGATTATGCTCAAGGGTTAAGAAGTAAAGAAGGTGTGCGTGAACAACTTTTCCAAGTGCAAACATGGGACGAAGTAAAATCAAAGTATACAAAAGCTTCATATGCTAGTAGAAACCAAGCTGAAACTTTTAAAACTCTAAAGGAAACAATAGAAAATCGACCTCAACCTACAGGGTTATTCTTTGAAGCATTCCCACAATACAGAGAACACTTTGTTGATTTGTGGAATAGAAGCCAAAACTTTGATGATGGTAGAAGTTATAGAACTGCGACTAAACAGCTTATTGAATACATAAATCTTAAATCTATACAGGAAAGAGAACATGTAAATCTTGCAGTAGAACGCGCGATGTGGATGACATCAGAATTTATAGATGACCATTCAGTTAGATCTTTATTCCAAGAGACTGCTGGCTTATTGCTACCATTCTGGTTCGCTGAAGAACAATTCTTAAAGAGATGGGTTAGAACAATGGAGACAAGACCAGATGCTATCCGTAATCTGCAAGCTTCATTACATGCGTCACAAAATAGTGGGTTAACTTATACAGATAAAAATGACCAGAAAAGATTAGTAATTCCAGAGAGTGCCCTTTTAGGAAATGTTGTTGATGCTATTGGACATTTGCCGTACTTGAATAAACTATTTGGTGAAAACGGATTAGGTGTAATGAATGAAGATCTTTCCATCAGTCTCGTTAATGCAATTCCGGGTTATAACGATCAAGTAGCTTTACCTTCATTTGGTCCTCCTATGGCTATGGCTATTGGAGCGATGTCTTTACTCGATCCTTCTTTAAGAGGAGATGGTGTATGGGGTTGGGAAGATCACATGATAAGCAGATTTGGTTATGATTCAAAAGCTACAGATTTGATGTGGTCAAATATAGTACCTGCTCCTGTTGCTAAATTAATAAGTTCAACTCTTGGATATGAAACTCCGGGTTATGCTGGTAGCAGAGCTAAAGCGAATCTTAGTGTAGTTGAAGCTATGTGGGCGCAAGGACAATTCCCTGATCCTAAGACTCTAGCTGATAGTTCTAATCCTGCTGTTTTAGAAGAAAGCATTTTAAGAGGAGTGGATCATGCTGGTAAGCAATTACAGTTATTGCAGAATATAAGCTGGTGGTCTGGTTTAACTACAGGTACTCCTAAAGATATGACTGTTGGTGGCTTATGGGAATGGAATAAAATATTCCAAGGATTTATGGATTCTGGATTACCACATGAAATTGCTTTTGAGAAAGCTCTTGAGATTCATTGGAAAGAGTTTTATCAAAGAAGTGAAGCTGATGGAATGACTCCAGAAGCTATTTCAGAAGCATGGTGGGTAAGTGAACTTCCTAAATTCTCTATATTCCAAGCAGGTAAATCTGATAAAGTTTCAGCCGCAAGACAGCCATCTACTAGAGCCGCTTTAGATTGGATGGAAGATAATCAAGGTATATTAGAAGCTTTTCCTTTAGCGGCTACCTATTTTATTCCTGTTGGTGACACTGAAGAAGATAGTGAAGCTGTAGCAGAAGCAAGAAGATTACAACTTGAGTTAGGTTTAAGAAAAGAAAAGACTCTTACTGAGTACGTTGAAAGTTTATTAGTTTCGTCTGCTTCTATAGCTTATTACAGCAGGAAACACGACTTTGATACCAAGATTGCGGCGGCTCGTGTAGCAGACGATCAAAATTTGGTAAAGACTTTACAGGACGATTGGGGGTATTGGTCTGATAATTTCAAAGCGATGCATCCTACGTTTGAGCAATCGTTGTTAACACAGGAATCTAAAGGACGTAGAACTAATACTATTACTCAATTTAATTTAATATTGAATAGTCCTGAACTTATTCCTGAAGACACTCCTCATCGGGAAGATATCTTTATGGCTATGAAAGCTATAACAGAGTTCGATATAAAATACAAGTTGCTTGAAGGAAGGCAAGATGCTATAGCATCTGACAAGAGAAACGCACTAAAGTATGAATATAATGAATGGTTTAAAGTTGCGATACTCAATCGTCCGTGGTTATTCCCGTTTTATTACAACCTATTTGTGCCGATGATAGAAGAGGGTTGGATTATTAAGATGGAAGCTGGTATGTATCCTGAGTTGACAGGAGCCGGATAATGGCGCATGAAGAAGGCCACATAGAAGAAGAAACGACGACTGTTACAATTCCTCCAACTCCGGGGTCAGGTGCTTCTGGTGGTGGTTCTGGTGGTCCTAATGACCAAGGTACGTCAAATGTTTATAGGCATATGTACTTGGCTTCTAGTGGGAACAATGCAAGTTTTATACGTTTGATTAATATACTTTTAGATAACAAAGTTTATGTGCCAAACATCTTTGGTGACTCTGATCGTGCGGCTGGGCATCAAGATATTTTCGGTTTAGGTTTTGACAATGTAGGTGCGGCTACAAACATGGAAATGATTGATCTTCAAACCGATAATGGTAGAGGAATCGTACGAAGATATCTTGCTGATAAAGATAAGGTAGCCCCTTCTGCTATAACTGATGCTCAAATTGATGCAGAAATTGGCAACAACCGATTCATGTATAAAATTCCTGAGTCGATGGCAGGTGAAGGTTATTTAACAGATATAGATAGAGAAGGACCGATAGGTCTTATTGCTTCTTTTGATGGTACTCCTTATGGAGTAGTTAATACTGTTAGTGAAGCTTTAATGGGCATGGATCTTCATAGGTCAGCTTTAGATACACATATGCGTATGTTAGCTGAAGCAAGTCCTGAAGGGTTTAGGGGTGTTCAAGCTGAATTAATGATGCTTGGTTATTATGATCCGCTTTTAAATCCTGAAGGTGGAGTAGATGTTACTTGGGGTCAAGCAGGAGAAATAGATAGAAGAGCGTGGAATTCTTTTATACAGGATCTTGTACAAACTTCTATGGATGAAGCAGATATGTCACGATCAGCAGGTATTAGACCTCAAGATTGGGAAGGCATGTCTTTTGATGATTTCTTAGATAAAAGATTCTCTGAAAGAATGGAAACTTTTAGACAGAAAACAATAACTCCATCAGAAGATCCTACAGTTGCAACTTATGATTCAATGAAAAGCAGATTGCAACAATCTTTAACTGATATTACAGGGTCAGATGATCCAGCTATGTATGATGCTTTAGATCAGACACTTACTAATCTTATAGCTAATGGGGATATAAAGCTTGGTGAGACTTTGAATCAAGATCTTTTAGGTTTTCCTGTCTCTGATGCGAATATAGCTAAAGCTGATGCATTTGGCTATGAGTTTTTCGGAGGGGAAAATTGGGAAGATAATATAGTTTTAGGTGTAAATGGTAGCAGTAAGGAAATGGATCGTATAGCTAAAGCAACTGGTGTAGATAAAGCAGTTAATCCTGCATATGGCGCTGAAGCTAGAGAAGAAGATAAAAAACAAATGTTTAGATATTTATTCCACATAATAGATCAGAACATAGGGCAAGGAGATATGTACCGTACTGCACAGATTTTTGCTAATAGCTTCGGACAGATGCATATGCAAAATCACGGTCTGAATTCAGGAAGCATTGATTCTATAGTAAGAAAAGTAGATGCTTTGGAGTTCCATCCTGCTTATGCTGGTAGTTTACATGCGGCTAACGCTCAAAGATTAGAGGCATTTGATTCGATAGATAAACGAGTTCAGTCTGCTATGGATCTAACTGAATGGGATGAGAATGCAGATCAACGTGACAGAGTTATGTTAGATGTTCTTCGCGGTTTAGGTAGTAGTGGTCAAAGAAAAAGTAGGTTCGCATGAGTGATCGTCAAGAGATACGAGATTTATACGAACCAGAAAAGAGTTTGGATTGGTGGAATCCAGCAGATTGGGATGATTACGCAAAAACTGGTATTGAATATTTAGATGGTTTATGGTGTCCTTATGCTAAAAATGTACAAGATTTTCTTATTGAAATGGGAGAAGATACAATACCTTTAGTTGGAAAGATATCTTTAAGTGATTACTCAGATTTATATAATAATCTTAAAGGTAAATGGGGTGGACGTATAAATCATTTAATGGATCCTCCAGAACAAGCCTCTTTGCCATTTGGTTTAGGATTTTTTCTTCAGTATAGAAATAGAGATGCTAAAGACAAAGCGCAAAGAATATCTTCAAAGTATGCTTTGTCAATAGATCCTAATGTTCCAAACATTATTGAACCTATGGGACTAAGAAATAATCCTACTCCTTGGAATTTCAGTAAAGTAGATACAACCAAATTTACACCACGTTCTAATTGGGGAATCCCTCCACATCAAGTTGCTTTAAATAAAGCATTTGAACATCATATTGGTAATCTTCATTACGCTAATCCTGAATTGCGTACAGCTTGGAGGACTAATCCTGCCCAAACTCCTGTGCCTATGGATCCTGTATCTGAAGGAAGTTCAGTTATGGGAGTACCATTAGAACCTGCTGGTCATACTGCAACTGCACCTTTTCCTGAAGGATATTTATATAATCCTAAATACTTTAATCAAACCTCACCTATAGACTTAGGTTTTGGTGTAGGTGACGACTGGAATTCGAATCCTGAAAATATTAAAAAGCAAGTATTGAATGCTTTAATGACAGCTATTGGTGGTCAGGAATCAGATCACGGTCAACACCCTGATACTTATATAGAACGTCCGGGGAGTGGAGCATTAGGCTATTACCAGTTTGTTCCTACTACGTGGGATAATTATGTTAAGGATTTTTTAGCTACTAATCCAAAAGGTACACGAATATTTAAAGATGGAAGTACTATCAATTTAGATGAATTAAAAAATCCAGAAGATTGGGACAGAAACAATGACCAACATCAGCATACGATTGCTGGTTTTGCTCTTGAAACATTATTAGATAAATTTAAAGGTGATATAGGCGCTGTTGCTATGGATCATGGAGCAGGTAATCCTGCCGTACATGAAACATATTACCCAGAAGAAGCGCATCCTGACAAACTTGTAGGAGAAGGTGTACCAAGGCAACAGTACATTGCTGAAGTTGTTCGTGCATTTTGGTATTTGATGCAAAGTATGGAAAATGAGCATTTAACTCCTGAAGAAATAATGGAACAGAATCTTGGTCCTTATTTATGGGATGAAGCAGGAGAACTTATTAGATTTAAGAGGGCTTCATAATGGAATGGTTAGAAGAATTTAAAAAGAAGTTTCCAGCGTGGGCTAAACTGTTGACTCAGTTTCCTTCTTTGGCAAACAGTATTCAAGATTGGTGGACAGGCGTAAATCCAGACGATCCTTATAACGATTTGTATAACGGAATGATGTCCGCAATTCAAGATTCGATTTGGTGGACAAGCCATTCTGAATCTATGAGAGATGCCTTAATATTAAAGGCAACAGATCCAGCTACGTATGAAGAGAATTTAAGAACTAATACTAAAGACGCGAAACAAATATCTCATGCTATGGGTGGATGGACACAGATGCATCATGGGTGGGGTACTGGGTTACATTACTTTGATGAAATGGCTGAAGATGCTGAAAAGTACGGTTGGTCTGCTGAACAAATTCAATCTCGGATAGTTCGTGATGCTATGCAATTTGAGGATGCACCTGCAAGTGGCAAGATTAAACAAGACATGGACAAGATAGAAGCTTACGCACGACGTATGGTTGTTAATATTCCTAAATCACAGATCAGAAAGATGGCGCATCAACTTAATACTACTGGTGGTATGTATCATGACGATGATCCTACAACTGAACGTGACGAATCGAAAGATATGTTTCTTCCTTCTATGACATGGGACAGTGTACAAGATTATATACAAGGATTAGCAATAGCTGAATACGGTGACGTAGTTGATGTAGAAAACATTGCGGCTAAAGGATTAACAATAGAAGATCTCTTAGGTGATTTTAGAGCAGAGATAGCTAACACGTTAGAACTTAACCCAGAGCATATAGATCTATTAGGAATAAACAGAGATGAACTTGTAAAAGGTACGGGACCTGATGGTTTATATTTTGCTACTCGGCAAGATGGTGAAAATTTTGCCAAACGACAATCACGGTACCAGTTCACTGACGAATTTCGTGGTGATGTACGATCACTTGCCGGTGGCATTTCACAGATATTTGGATTGAGGTAGGTATGGATCCAGAAATTGCGGCATATTTAGCGGAACTACATTCTATAGAAGAAGAGCTTGGTAGTTGGGAGGCGATGGTTGAAAGCTTCGTTGATCCTTCAGAGGCAGATGCAGGATTATTGTCTGCTGAAGCGGCTCAAGACATTATTGCGGCTGGGAAAGATGCATCACCTATAGGTTTAGAATGGGTTGAAGAAGCTGGTGTAACTATGACTCAGCAAATGGCTGATGATTGGACAGGAGCGCAACCTTCTTCTATTGCAGTTGGTGGGCGTGGCGCACAACTTCGAAGAAAAGAAGAAGAAGAAGAAGTAAATATCCCACCTCCACCTTTTGTGCCTTCTGGTCCTCTACAGGGCGGTGGCTCAGGAGTTTTCAACCCCGGAGGTTGGTTTGATGATGACGCAGAACTTGAGCCGATTAATGAAGGTGGAGTACCTAAGTTTTCTGAAGAAGAACTTGTATATGCTCGTAATCTTTTAGAAGCTGAATTAAGACTGGCTGGATTTGATAATGCGGCTATTGGTCGATTAATGAAATCGTGGATCATTCCTCGTTTGACAGGTACATACGTTGAGGAAACAACAGGAGTAACTATGCTTCCTCCTGATAAAGCAGAAGACTTACTACCTGAATTGTTTGAGCAACAAGAATTTAAAAACAGATTCCCCGGATACCACAAACGTCTTGATGCTGGTTATAACGCTATTGATGTTCAAGATTATTTAAAATATGAAGATCGTTTTAATGAGTTGATGGTTTCTTATGGGTTGGATTCTTTAATAGCTGAAGGAAATGTAACAGCTAGAGAATATATAGGAGATTTAATAGGTGGAAATGTTTCTTTAGCTCAAGTTGATAGAAGAATTACTCAAGGTGTTGCCGCTGTTTTAGATGCACCAGAAGAAGTATTAGCACAATATGAAGAATGGTATGGTACTGAAGGAGAGAATGCTTTACTAGCACAGTTCTTAGACCCTAATGCTGATCTAATTGATTTAGCTAATAAAGCAGGAGCCGCCGCCGCTGGTGGTTACGCACAAAGAATATTGGGTTCTGGAATAGATGAAAGCATGGCAACAGATATAGCTGATCTTGATTATACAAATCAACAGTTGTATCAGGCATACACAGCATTAGCACAACAGACTGCTTTGTTTGCAGAAAAAGCTGGCGAACAAGATTTTGATATTACTGAAGAAGGCGTTGAGTATGCTTTGAATTTAGATCACGAAACTATTACAGATTTAGAAGAACGCAGAAGATCTCGTATAGCAGATTTTTCTGGCGGTGGAGGTGCATTAATGTCAGGAACAACTACAGGATTCGGGAGCGCAAATGCCTAAATATGCAACTAGCTCTTCCAAAGGGAAGGCAAAGAAAGTACCATACAAGAAGGTAAAGAAAGGTAAACGTAAATAATGTTTAACAAAGACGTACTAGAAAGAGTGATTGCCACATTCGCGCAATCATTCCTTGCTGTGTTCACTATTGGTGACATGGGAAGCATGAAAGCGGCTGGACTTGCAGGAGCTACTGCTGTTCTCAGCCTCGTTAAGAGCGTTGTTGCCAAGCAGTTTGGTGACGGATCGGCTTCAGCCGCCAGCTAATGACTGACATTACCGACCTTAAACAAGTCAAAGTATCTAGGATAACCCTCGGACTCATCATGTCCGTGGCTATCACCAGTGGAGTCGTCGTATGGAATGCGGCTAGTATCGCTGGTAGGATAGATGATTTGGAAAAACAGGTGCAGGTAATTGAAGGAAACACTGGAACAGACAGTACAGTTCTGGCAAAACTTGATGAGATATCTCAAGGGGTCTTGGAAAATTCTGACGGTCTTGATGATTTGCGGAGTGCTAGGGTCGACGACCTTAGCCGTTTTACTCCTGCTCATATTACAACTGCTATGGCGACTGATGTAGAAGCAATCCGAGAAGATGTCGATGAAATGAAAGAAGTCATCGCTTCTCTTGCTTGGGTTCCTTCAGAATTTAGTACGATATGGGATCGTATATATCTAGCTGAAGAAGCTATTCAAAGTAAGGCATGGGGTAAAAACTTCTACGAAGATAATGAATAAGACTGTTAAGCTTATTACTGCGATAACAGCCTTATTGGTTGCTATAGGTACGTTAATCGGAACTATCACAGTTACTCTAGGTAAGGGTGATGACGGATCTAAGTATTCTTATACGACAATACTTCTAGATAGTGAGGAAGCGTACGAGAAGTTCCTTTCTAACCATCCGGGTTAATGAAAGTTTGGATTGACCAAGACTTATGCACAGGTGACGGACTCTGTGTAGAGATATGTCCTAGTCTTTTCGACATGCATGACGATGGTCTAGCTTATGTTAAAGAAGCAGATTGGAAATCTTTATATGGACCAGATAACCCTCGTACAGATAAAAGCACTCCTCGGTTACAAATGGCTGATGGAACTGCAACAGTCCCAGAAGAACTCGCGGAAACGGCGATTGAAGCGGCAGAAGAATGCCCCGGAGA